AAAGGAAGTGTATGACAGAAGAAGCATGGAAAGTTTTTGCTGAGTTAATGGATATTTTAAAAGAACGCTTTGATGACCAAGAAAAAAGAATAAAAGTACTTGAGGAACAAATTAAATGTCTCACCACGAAGCTATGAAACTACTAGACAAGGTGCGTGATGGCGTACCTTACCCTCTACACCTGATAAACAAAGCATTGGAATTAACTGGTGACTTGGAGGTTATAAATGACTGAGTACACGCAAGAATTAGTAAAAAAGCATATTCGGTATGAAAACGGAAATCTTTATTGGATTGATTTTTCTATAAGACCAACTGCTAAAACAGGGCCGATTGGATACAAATGTAAAAGTGGCTATGTACTTATAAAGTTTATGAAAAAAACTACAACAGTTCATAGGATTGTTTTTTTATATCATCATGGTTATTTACCAAAATGTATAGACCATATAAACGGCAATAAATCAGATAACAGAATTGAGAATTTAAGAGACGCTACTCATTGTCAAAATATGATGAATATTGGTAAAAGTTCATTAAACAAATCTGGATACAAAGGCGTTTCTTTTCAAAAAACAAGTAAAAAATGGATTGCACAAATTAAGCAAAACAAAAATATTTTTTATTTGGGATTGTTTGACTGTCCTAAAAAAGCGTATGAAGTCTATTGTAAAAAAGCATTGGAGTTACATGGTGAATTTGCAAACATTGGATAAAAATGGGCTTCAGCAGACGTAACGTAGAAAGCCCAAACGATAGGGTAATCCTCGAAATTGCAGAAGCAAGGGAACTCTATCGCACTTGGGAGACAAACAAAGATAGAGACTTTGTGCGTGGTCGGCTAGAGAGAGCAGAACGAATCTATGGCTCTGGTGCTAGAGACAGGATTCGTACTTATATGGCGCAAATGAAAGAAGGGAAACTTTTATGACTAAAGAAGAATTGCATGAATTGTTTGAATATAAAGATGGAAATTTATATTGGAAAACAGACAGAGCGACAAAAAAATGTTGCGGTAAAAAAGCTGGTTCAAAATGTAAAAATGGTTACGAGCATATCCAAATAAATTACAAATACATTTACAGCCACAGAGCTATATTTTTATATCATCATGGCTATCTACCAAAAATACTTGACCATATAAATGGTATTAGAGATGACAACAGAATTGAAAATTTAAGAGAGGTTACATCTTTTCAAAACGCATGGAACATAAAAACTAAAGTAGGTACTAGCGGTGTAAAAGGCGTAACTTGGGACAAGGCTCATAAAAAATGGTTTGCTCAACTTAGGGTAAAAAATAAAAAAATTTGGATTGGAAGATTTAAATCGTTGGATGACGCAGAGCAAGCATATAAAAAAAGCCTTGAGTTACATCATGGCGAATACACAAGAGGTGAGGCATTGTTATGAGGAGAGCAGCCCGTGTTGACGCAAATCAAGAGGCAATAGTAAGTGCATTGCGAGGTGCTGGCGCATACGTTTGGATTATTGGCCTACCTGTTGATCTTTTGGTTGGCTACAAGAACCACACCTTTCTGGTTGAGTTGAAATCAGGGCCTAGAAAGCGTTTAACCAAGCTACAAGCCGACTTTTTTGACAATTGGTCTGGAAGTACCTTGGCAAGAATAGATAGCCCAGAAGCCGCATTACGAATGATTGGAGTAGTTAAGTGAAAGCACCTTACAAAGCCATTGAGTTCATCATTGAAAATTCATGCAAATATGCAGAGGCTAAAGCACAAAGAATCTACCTTGAGGAGTTTCGTAAAACAAAGAAAGCCTTGCTGATGAAGGATGCTATGGCTAGAGGGATTGACTCTGCCGTTGCCCAAGAAAGAGAAGCCTATGCCCACTACGAATATGCTGATTTACTCAAAGGACTAATGGTCGCAATTGAGAAAGAAGAAACCTTAAAGTGGATGCTGACTGCTGCCCAGATGAAAGCTGACATATGGAGATCAGAGCAAGCAAGTGAGCGTCTTGGCGTAAAAACTACGGAGTAGGGAAAGTACCTAGTAAATAAACTGCACAGGTTTGTTTAGTTTGCTATACTTACGTCAGCCTAAGCAGTTCGCAAGGGTACTTTTAAGGATAAAGAAAATGAGCAAATACTTTACTTGTATTGAGTTTCGCAAAGGTTTTGATGCTGCAGCATTGTGTGAGTCTTGCGATAAAACAAAATCAAAAGACTGGATTGATGGTTGGATGCACTATCAAGACAAGATGGATGCAAGTGAAACTGCTTGCTACTATTAAGGATTAAGTCTTGTCTAAATACACAAAACTTACTGCTAAACAGCAAATGGTAATGATGGATTTTTTGGCTACTGCTAAAACAAATTCGCTTACCAATTTGGCTGCTTGTGTTCCATCTAGTCACCCAATGTACAAAACAAACCAAGTGCGTCAAATCAGAGTTGTTACAGATGCAATTGCTTGGGGTTGGGATGAACTTGGCAATCGTGTTCGTTTAACTCCTGACTTGCGTGTTTTGCAAGAAACAGGATGGGGCAATAGCACTTATTAAGGATAAAGAAATGCAATACAAATTTGACACTACTGTTGGTGAAGGCTCTGTAATTGTTACTGTCGTCATGGAATACGAGCAAGACGAAGAAGGCATTTATAACGAGAACATCGAAGATGTGATCTACGAAAAGATTTCGCTGATGGGTATCTTTACTGCTGAACAGTACAAAGATTTAGAGATCGAGGGTTCTATGCGTCTTTCTAAGCATCTTTTAGATGAGGCAGACCATGCTAAAACTGTTGACTACGACATGAGGTGCGTCTAATGCTTTTAGGCTGCAAGCCAAAAGAGCCAGATGCAAAGTGCAGTAACTGTAAAAGGCGGTTACTGCCTAACCCTGTCAACGTCAAGAATTCTAAAGACAAGGCTTGTATCTATGTACCTATATCTTTACAGGTGAAGACATGACGCAAAACGAAATTATTAAGATAGCAAAAGAGGTTGGATTTTCTGATGAGGAAATTGATAAATGCAAATTGATGTTTGAACGCTTTGCTTTTCTTGTTGCTAAACAAGAGCGTAAGGCTTGTGCAAAGATTGTTGACGAAAACATTGGGTTTGAAAATTATTTATCGGAAATTATCAGATCAAGGGGATGAGCATGACTGAATGGACTCCAGAAGAAGACGAGGCTTTCAACATGGTTGAGCAAAACAGTAACCTTGGTAAACAGATATTGAGAGCAAACAAGTCTAGTGGCATGGACTGTTGCACTTATGACTGTACCCAAGGCAGGAACTGTCCTGTACGCAACCAGACTCTAGATGAGGTAGCCCATGAGTTCACCTTAATGAAGTCATTTGGTGATACTGCACAGAGTTTTGCTGCTTTCGTAAGGGGTATGAAAAAATGAGCAAGGGGTCAACTCAAAGACCAATTCAAGTAAGTAATCAAGAATACGCAAACCGATGGGATGCCATATTTGGCAGAGACAATGAGAAAGAAAACAAAGAGAAAGCATTGGAATCTTGTGAATCCAATATCTCATGCCCTAGTGGGAGCATCGATAACCCAGAGGGACAAGCTGGACAAACTCAGACTCCTTGAGTACTCAGCACTAGACGCAATGACTAAAGGCTCTGGAACTATCTTAGATTGGCGAACCTTGGTAGATGTTCTAAATTTGTCTGAAATGATGGGAAAGAATGGAGTAGGCCCAGAGGTGCTACCTATTTGCCAAACAGCACAGGATAGCCTCCACAAAGCAGCTTTGCGATACCAAGAGACAAAGAAGATGGGTTTGGATGGTCAAGGTATAAAAGCCATCAGAGAATTGATTGAGTATGCTGATTTGCAACAGGGAAGTATCTCAAGATCAGAGTTTGAGAGATACATTCAGAAAACAAAAGACTACATAAAGTCAAATGGGAATCTGGTGGTAGAGATTGAATAACAAACTTTCTAGCCGTGAGAGACTACACCTAGCAAGGGTGAAAGAGATGCCTTGTGGTGTCTGTGGTCAGGCAGGGCCATCCGATGCTCACCATATTGAGCAGCATCAGCAGTATCTCTGTATTCCGCTATGTAAGGACTGCCATCAGGGTAGCCACAATGGAATTCATGGACAAGCAAGAATCTGGTCAGTTTATAAACACACAGAAATGTCGGTTTTAAACGAAACCCTGAGAAAGTTGATAGGATAGAGGCACTCGTTGCCATGAGTTTTAGAGGGCTTGTATGCCCTCTTTTTTTGTGCGAAAATAGTACAAACTCCATGAGGATTGCCATGACAGGCTTGCTAGAACCATCCGTTAAGATTGAAATTGAGATACAAAGCCAAGAGAAAAGTGGCAAGGCTTGCCCTGTTGCTACAGGTGATGTAGAGGTCAATCTTGAGAATCGTCAGAAGGCCATCGACAAGGCTAACTATGGCCCAATGAATCCCAACGAAGCCAACATGGATTACTGGCGTGAGATCAGTAAGACTTGGAGAAACTCACCAGTTCAGGCTAAGAAGTCTCGCTGCGGTAACTGTTCAGCCTTTATCCAAACCCCTAAGATGCTTGCTTGCATTGAGTCAGGCTTGGAGATGAATGGCGAGGAGATGGATGCTTGGGAAGTGATTGACGCTGGTGACTTAGGTTACTGCGAAGTGTTTGATTTTAAGTGTGCTTCCAAGAGAACTTGTGAGGCATGGATTGCAGGTGGGCCAATAACCGAGGATGAATATGATGGGAACGACAAATCAGCAAGCTCTGGAGATGATGCAGAAGTTGATGCAGAAGAAGCCTAAACCCATGCCTGTGCGTGGTGAGCGTACTGCAAAGAACAAAGCAAAGAAGCCTAAAAAATGAGCCTCTATGAGAACATCCGCAAAAAGCGTGATCGTATCGAGGCTCAAAAGGCTGCTGGTAAGACTCCAGAGCGTATGCGTAAAGTTGGCTCGAAGGGTGCGCCAACTGCGGATGCGTTTAAGCAAGCGGCTAAGACTGCTAAAAAGAAATGATTAAACGAGGCTCAGAGCAGTTTTCTGGCTATAACAAGCCTAAGAGAACTCCTAACCATCCAACCAAGTCTCACGCTGTATTAGCGAAGTCTGGTGAGGATGTTAAGCTGATTCGTTTTGGTCAGCAAGGCGTAAAAGGTTCTGCTGATGGCACGAAGCGTAACGAAGCGTTCAAGGCTCGTCATGCTGAAAATATCGCCAAGGGTAAGATGAGTGCGGCTTTTTGGGCAAACAAGGTTAAGTGGTAAAAAAACAACAGGTGCAGTTATGAAGATGACAAAAGCTGGTCAGAAAAAAGTTGGCAAGGTCATGGGTGAATATAAGGAAGGCACTCTGCACTCTGGTAAGGGTGGCAAGGTTGTCAAGAGCCGTGACCAAGCCCTCGCCATCGCTATGAGCGAAGCTGCTAAGAAAATGGGCAGGATGAAGTAATGGCTGAACTTGGCGCATTTTTTGGTAATCCAAACATACAGCGTCAAGGTGCTAGGGCTAGAGCCTTGGCAGGACAGAGAGATGTCAACACATTGGCAGACCCTAGAACTTATGCAATTGTTCAGGGTTTGTTAGGAACTGCTCCTGACCAGATGGGGCTTAGTGTTCTAAATCCTGATTACGAAAAGATCAGAAAAGCCGCAGAGCCAGCGTTTGCTTTGGGTTTGTTGGGTCAAGCCGCACCTTTGTTAGCACCAATGACTAAGGGTTTACCAGTAGGTGCAAGTATTAAAAATGTAGGTAAAGATTTATCAGCCATCCAGATTGGTGATAGAACAATTCCTGTGACAATAAATCGAATCGACAAGAAAAGTGGTGGTCAATTAGTTAATGTAAATCCATCTGCTTTTGATGAGGCTTTTTCAAAAACAGGTTGGCAATATGTTGGCGAGAAGGGAAAGCAAGGAATCTCAGGAAGACACGAGAAATTTGAGAATTTCCTTAAAGATGCCAAGTCAATAGAAGCAAGTAATGTTTCAGTAAACAAAGATGGTGGCATTGTTTTTGGTGATGGTCGCCATCGTTACGCTGTATTGCGAGACATGGGGCTAGACGAATTGCCAATTGTCATGGACAAAGAGTCAATAAAAAACGCAAAGAAATTTGGTTATCTTTCTGACTCACCTAAAACACCAATTGCTCCAAGACAAGAAGCACTAGATACAGCCCAAAGAAACGCTGCATTACCTGTTGAAGAAGGTGGTCTAGGACTACCTAAAGACAATACGCCTGAGATGAGAGCAGAGGCAATGGGGTATAACACTTCTGCTTATCGTGGGTCAACAGCCATAGAAAAATCACATACAAATCCAATATGGTGGACTGAAGACCCAAGTTATGCAAATACTTATGCGGCACATATTGTCAAGCCGCCAATTGGTCAGCCAGACCCATATGCAGGTAATGTAATGCCTTTACTTGTAAAAATTGGAAATGAAAAACAATTTGAAAAATTTAATGATGGTGGTGTTCCGCTTGACCCTTTTAGTGGATTTTCAAATGATATTCAAACTGGATTAAGAAGATATCCTAAAAATAATTTAACTGGTGAACTTGGTGGAAAAGTTTGGGAGGCTGTAAGCGTTCCAGAAAATGTGCGTTCAAGATTTGCTGCTTTTGACCCAAAGCGTAAGAACGAAGCAGACATTCTTGCTGGTGTGCTACCATTAGGACTACTAGCAGACGAAGAACAGCGTAAGAAACTATACGAACTTATGCCGTCACTACTAGGTCAGTAAATACTAACTTAACCTTGACCAACCCTAGAGGAGTCAAACAAAAATGAATAAATTAGAGGTAGGAAAACCAGAAAACCTAACCAATAGGGGTAGGGGAAGACCTAAAGGCGCAACTAATAAGTCAACAGTTATCGTCAGAGAGGTCATAGCCTCATTTGCTGATGAGAACGCACATAAGTTGCAAAGATGGTTAGATGAAGTGGCTGAAGGTGTGGGTGGCAACAAACCAGACCCTGCTAAAGCGGCTGACTTATATCTAAGGGCTATTGAGTACCACATTCCTAAGTTAGCTAGAACAGAGTTGTCGGGCAATCCTGACCAACCACTTCAGCACATTGTTACATGGGCGAAGTAATCGAAATCCCTTATGCACCAAGGGAACACCAGATCAAGGTTCACGAACTGCTAGACGCACATAGGTTTGCGGTAGTAGTGGCACATCGTAGGTTTGGTAAGACTGTTGCTGCCCTCAATCACCTAATCCGTGAGGCGGTGCTAAACCAACAAGAGACACCTAGATACGCTTACATTGCTCCTACCTATGGACAAGCTAAAAGGGTGGCTTGGGATTACCTAGTCAAGTACACAGAGCCTCTGGGTGGCACTAGCAACATCTCAGAACTGAGGGTGGACTTCTGGGGTAGACGCATCCAGTTATATGGCTCAGACAATCCTGATTCATTACGAGGACAGTTTTTCGATGGGGTAATCATTGATGAGGTGGGCGATCAGAACCCTAAGATATGGACTGATATTGTTAGACCTGCCCTGACAGACCGCAAAGGCTGGTGCTTATTTATAGGGACTCCAAAGGGACACAACCACTTCAAAGAACTGCGAGACAGGGCAGAAAAAGAGGATGGATGGGGTTTGCTAGAGTTTAAAGCCTCTGAGACAGGTGTAGTGGATGACACAGAACTAAAGGCTGCTCGCAATGAGATGGGTGAGGATAAGTACCGCCAAGAGTTTGAGTGTAGCTTTGACGCTGCTGTAGAGGGTTCTTACTATGGACAAATCCTCAACGAGTTAGAAGACAAGAAGCATATGCAAGAGATTCCTTGGGAGGAACTTAGCAGAACCTTTACAGCTTGGGACTTGGGTATGGGTGACTCTACTTCTATCTGGGTGGCTCAGTTAGTAGGTACAGAGATCAGATTGATCGACTACTACGAGAATCATGGGGTGGGCTTAGACCACTACGTCAAGTGGATTAAGGATAACGACTACTCTAAAGCTGAACACATCTTGCCCCATGACGTTAGGGTTAGGGAGTTAGGCACAGGTAAGAGCAGACTAGAGATGCTTGAGGAAGCTGGCTTAGAGATCAAGATAGCCCCAAGAATGAGCCTAGACGATGGTATTCAGGCGGTAAGACGTATCTTGCCTAGATGTTGGTTTAACGTGCCAAAGGTGCAGACAGGATTGAACTGCCTGAGAAACTACCGCAGAGACTACGATGAGAAGCGTAAGATATTCTATGAAAGACCACTTCACGATTGGTCTAGTCATGGAAGTGACAGTTTTAGATACTTAGCCCTTGGACTTGATGAAGGTCATAGCACTTGGTCTAAGCCGATTAACAAAGCACCGAAATGGATTGTGTAATGTATGTAGAACGCCAAGGGGTTAATCTTGCCCCAAAGATAAAAGAACTTGAAATGCGTGTCGAAATGTTAGAAAATGTGGTAAAGGCATTACAATTGGAAAAGCCCAAAATGGGTCGCCCCCCAAAGGACAAACATGGCACAGAACGAATTGTTGTCGATAATTCAAGCGGAAATTGATGACTCGATTGGCTACATTGAGAGCGAGACTGTAGAGCAGCGCAAACAAGCACTAGAGGCTTACTTACGTTCTCCTTACGGGAATGAGGTCGAAGGCAAGTCTCAGATCGTTACAGGTGAGGTAGCCGAAGCAATTGATGGTGCTTTGCCATCCTTAGTTCGTATCTTTACAGGCTCAGATAACATTGTAGTTTTTGAGCCACAAGGCCCTCGTGATGAAGCCTCTGCCAAGCAAGCTACTGACTACTGTAATTGGGTATTCAACAGGGATAACGAAGGTGTAGCCATTCTGCATGATTGGTTCAAAGATGCGTTGCTTCAGAAAAATGGCGTAGTTAAAGCATACTGGTCTGACGAGGAAAACATTACCAAAGAGCGTTACTTCAATTTGTCTAATGATGAGTTGGCAATGCTCATGTCTGACGACTCAATGGAGATTGTCGAGCAAGACACAGAAGAATTCCCTATCTTTGACCAAATGGGTCAGCCAGTTATAGACCCGATGGGTATGCCAGTTATTAACGCTGTTCACAATGTAGTGGTGCAACAGAAGAAGATGGTTGGTCGTGTTCGTATTGAGAACGTACCCCCAGAGGAGTTCTTGATTAGCAAGAAAGCTAGAACCATTGCTGATAGCCCATTCGTAGCCCACAGACAGATGCTGACTCGTAGTGACTTGGTTGCTATGGGTTTTAATAAGAAGCAGGTAGAAAGTCTGCAAATGGATGATGCTCTTGCATACACTCCAGAGCGTGTGGCTCGTTTCTCTGCTGGTGAGCAACCTTACCAAGTGCAGACTGATGACCCATCCATGCAAGAGATTGAGGTCTTTGAGTGCTATGTAAAGACTGATGTAAATGGTAAGGGTATTGCCTCACTCGTTCAGGTGTTTTACGCATCTAACGAGATTCTTGAGGATGAGAAGGGTAAAGAGATGGTCGAGGAAGTGGACTATGTTCCTTTCCACTCAATCTGCCCCATCCCAATTCCACACAAGTTCTTTGGTAACTCACTTGCTGACAGAACCACAGACATTCAGCTAATCAAGACTACGATCACTCGTCAGATTCTTGATAATCTTTACCTGACAAACAATGCACGAGTGGTTGCTGTTGAAGGTCAAGTAAACCTAGACGACTTGCTTACATCTACAGCAGGTGGTGTTATTCGTGCTAAATCTCAGGGTGCTGTATCTCAATTGGTTGTGCAGAACGTAGCGACTGCTGCTTTCCCAATGCTTCAGTACTTGGACACAATGCAGTCTAAGCGTACAGGTGTATCTGATGCCTCACAGGGTTTAGACCCATCTATCTTGCAGAACGTGACCGCTGCTGCTGTTGCTTCTATGCAACAAGCTGGCGCAGGTAAGATTGAACTGATGGCTCGATTGTTTGCTGAGACAGGTGTTAAGTCTCTGTTCAAGGGCATCTTGCATCTCTTGTGCAAGTACCAAGACAAGCCTCGTTTGGTGCGTATGCGTGGTGAGTTCGTAGAGTTTGACCCTCGCACATGGGCTAATCAATACGATGTAGCGATTAATGTAGGTTTAGGTGCTGGTAACAGACAAGAACAAATGGCTATGCTTCAGATGGTTCTTGCTAAACAAGAGCAATTGATTGCTCAGTATGGCCCTGCTAATCCTTATGTCTCTCCTGCTCAGTATCGTTCTACTTTAGGTCGGATGGTTGAGTTGGCAGGATTTAAGGATTCTGGTGAGTTCTATAAAGCGATCACACCAGAGCAAGATCAAGCATTGTCTAACCCTCCTCCACAACAGCAACAGATGCCTCCAGAAGTTGAGGCTTTGATGGCTAGGACTCAGGCTGAGATTCAGGCTAACCAACAGAAAGCCCAAGCTGATA